CCGTCACTAATTGGATTATAGAACATAGCATTATTGCTGGATTCATAAAGGTTCATAAACAGAGTGCCAGTATCTTTAAACTGTATATCACCATCATCAGAATCTAAAACAATATCGCCAACTGCATCTATAACAAAATTATCTGCTGTATTAGATATAGTAAGTCCATTAGGATTTGTAAAAACAATATTGCCATCAGACTTAATCCGCATACGCTCTGTAGCTGCTGCAGATGTATTGGTTTTAAATACAAGAGCACTAGAGTTTACAGAAGAACTAAATGTATCTTCTGCTAATGCTTCAATGGATGCACCAACAAGTATAGCATCAGTACCACTAGCTTCGTCAGGAGCACTAAACTCAATCTTACCTAATACATTAGTTGCCTCAATAGTAGTGTCGGATGTTTGAAGTGCCAGTACATAACCAGAACCTGTCTTACCAATAGTGTTTTGTGAGAAAGATACAACACCACCAGAAGAAATAGCAATAGCATCCGCATCAGAAGCAGAACCAATAGTACCAGCATTATCAATCTTAATGCTACCTATTGTAGCTACACCATCAAGAAACATATCTTTAAACAAAAGACTATTAGTACCAATACTTAACGTATTAGTAGTCTTAGGTTTAATCTCAGTTGCACTTGCTACAAAGTCTTGTACTGGACCCAATACAGTAACAGGCCCACCTTCTGCAGATGTGCCATCATGTGTGTGACCACTTGTGCCCATTGCACTTTCAATTGCGTCAAATTCACCATCTAAGTCTGCAGCATTGATAATGTTGCCATCAGCAATGTTGTTAGATGTATCATTCCTAGTGTAACCTGTTCCCATTTTGGTTTACCTTCTTGTGTTTGTGCCAAATTCTAATGTGATAGCATCAAGAGAAAATGGCGGGTCTGTGCTATCTGATTCAAATTGTATAGATGCAGTAAAGCCTGATCCTATCAGTTGTGTTTCAAAGAGAGTTACTAGTTTATTACTGTATACTGCAGCAGATCCAAATACTGCAGAGCCATAAAAAGCAACTTCGCCTGTGTCGTTATCAAAGTTTATTTGTGTAGGTTGTATGCTGTTACGTTGGTCAAAGTCTAATTTAAGGCTCATATCAAATGATACACTACCTTGTGGATCTGTATAAAGAAATGCTTTGTAAAAAGTCTTACGTATTCTTGGATCATTAACAGGCATAAATGGTGTAGCAAAGGTAGTTTGTATATTTAAACTATCAAAGCTATTGCCATCTTCCATTTGATACAAGTAACCATCATCATTAGCAAAGACAATTGTTTCTACATTTTGATAAAACCTACTGTCAGCTACATAAGCTCTAATGCCACGTAGCTCACCCCAAGCCATTCCTTCACCACCTTGACCAGAAAACTGTGTACCTAAAATACCTTGAGCATTTTCTTGTGTAATATTTGTGTTGTAACCTAGTATTCTATACTGAGATTTATTACGAATAACTACACTAGCAAAAGAAGTATTAGCAGTAATAAAACTTGTTACTTCTTTTTGTATTGCTTTAGATACGACACCAAGTCCAAAGTCACCAATACGATCTGTACCACTTAATAATCTAAGACCATCTGGCCCTAAGAACATTATGTCACCACCTACTTCTTGGATGGTATCCGTATCTACGCAACCAATGTCTGTAGTAACTGGTTGTAACTGAAAGTCTGATATTGTATTACCAACTAATTGGAATATAGAAGACTCAGTAAAGATAATCAATTGTTGTCTAAAAACAATCAGTCCTGTAATCACGGCTCCTAAAGAGATTGTACCAGAACCTGCAGCGGCTGTAAAGTCACTATCTGTGTATGGAGCAGTAAAAGTTAATAAATTACTTTTGCCAAAGAATAGTTGATTCTTAAAGTTTACTACGAAACCAGCACCAACTATGTCTGTAGGTCCAGAATCAAGAACAGTAAAAGTGTTGTTGTCATATAAGGCTGGAGCGTTAGTACCATCTACTATGGCAATTTTTTCTGTGCCTGTATAGTTATACCTAGAAAATCTTGTTTTACCAGCACTTTCTCTTGACACACTTAAAAAAGTTATTGCTGCATTATCTGCAGGAGAACTAGCTAATGCAGGGTTTATAGCTACAGTAGCTCCACCAGAGCTTACAGTTGCATCTGCAGTTACAGTATATACTTTATCTATACCTGCTACTTTAAATACATCACCTGCTTGTGGGGCTGCAGTTAATCCATCTACTGCAAGACTTGAACCAGTTTGTGATGCACCATTCACAAGTACAGTACCATAGTTAGGTACGTTAATATGTGTCACTGCACTAGAGGATACCTTAAAAAGATCATCATTTCTTGCAACAATAACTCTATCTAAAAATACACCACAGCCAAGTGCAAGATATTTACTAGCAGTTGTAGCAAATGTAACTGCTGCAGCATTAGCGGGAGAACTAGCTAAAGCACCAGTAAGTGTTAGTGTAGCTCTGTTATTTGTAGCATCATACGATACACCACCAGATGCAATAGTGTATGTACCTGTAACCCCAGCTACTGTAAGGGTGTCACCTGCTTCTGGTGTCTGATGTATATTACCTATAATAAGTGTAGTACCAGACTGACTAGCGCCATGTACAACAGGAGCACCATATGGTGGGATAATACTACTATTATATTTAGTATAACCTTCTATACGTCTGTAGCCACCCTCAATAGATGGCTCAAAGTTTCTAAGAGTTCTTGCAGATCCCGGTGCGTTAATACCTTGTTGCAAGGGACTCATATTAGTAACAAGTCCACCCTTAAATTCTATAGGGTATGTTTGACGAGTTGATGGCATGTATTAAGAAACCCTAATAGTGTTGTAAGAAGAGTTTGTTTGGTTTATTACAGTTGATCTTAAATAATCGTAACGGTTAATGTAAAGGCTTCGTAGTTGTTTAATCTCATCATCAAAACGTTGTTGAATCATTGCAGCTTCTTGACCTTCACCTCTAAACATATAGGCAAAGTGCATTGCACCATTGGTAATCATGTACCTAAATTGCTCTGGTACTAAAGGTACATCTGTAGGATTAATAAGATCTACAGGTAATCTGTAATATTCATAAACTAATTCGTAAGCATTATCTGGGGGAGCTACAAGTCCAAACTCTTGATTAGGAGTTCTAAATACATACTCAGGTAGAGTTCTAATACTTGTATCTGTGTCATACTCATAGTCAATATACTTATCCAAATACTCTTCGTAAGAAATTAAACGAAGTCTTTTAGTTGAGTTGTTAAAAGTAGTATTACGTTTAATACGGAAACTATCCATATCAAGTGTCTTAGCATCTGCAGGATAAGCATAACGTATTGTACCTGCAGTTAGTGTTTCTTCTGCTTCTACATGGTTAAAAGGCCACTCATATTCGTGTTGGTTAATATAACGAATAGCAGAGTTTACTGCATCTTTAATCATACTGTATTCACCAGTAGCAGCAGCAAAGTTACCTGATGTAAGCTCTACTTCATTAAGTCTACGGTTTACGTCATTTACTAGACCAAGATAATCATAAGCCATTTAACGTTCCTTTACCCGTAACTTAATACTGCGTTCTGCTTGACTACCTGTGCTATCAATCATGTTACAGAAAAAAGTGTATTCAATGTTATTTGTGCCACCACCAATATTAATAGTGGCTACAGAAGTAGTATTAGTTTGTGATACGTTTTGTATATCATCTGTAGTTGCAGAACTTGAAGCAACAGTAAGTGTTTGTCCTGCACCTAGTGTAGTCTTAGTACTATAAGCAGTACTCTTTACAGACCATGTAACAGTACTAATAGTAGCACTACCAAGAAAACGTGACCAATCTACACTGTAATCTAGCTGTTCATCAGGGTCTTTATTGGGCCAACGAAAACTCATGTTTAATCCTCAGTTGCGTATACAGTTCGTTCTGCAGATGTTGCTTGCCGTTCTACAAAAACTGTTCTATTCTCTTGTGGTATTCTTACTGTCCTATTTGTGTCAAAGGCAGAAACAAATACCAATCTATTCTCATCGGGTATACGTACAGTTCTGGATGCTGAAGTAGACATTATGCTGCCTCTGCTATATATACTGTACGTCTACGGCTATACTGCTCTCTTACAGCTTGGAAGTCAAATACTACTGCAGTTGTACCTACTGTACCTATCGTACCTGTAGCTGGTGCAGAAGCTAGAGCTTCACTTACTTTAACTTGTGCTAGTGCTTGTACAGCACCTGTTGCGGATACACTACCAAGTTTTTCAGTTGTTTGATCTTCTACTTCATTTACTGAAGCTGTAGCTGTAACACCTGTTAATGTTAGTTGTGAATCTGCGTGTAGTACAAGAGTTCCAATAGAGCCTGTAGAACTTACACTATTTAAGTTTTCATCTACTTGTGGTTCTACAGTACCAATAGCACCTGTTGCAACTACGCTTGTACTAATACGTTCCGTAATGTCAATTTCAAAACCACCAGCAGATACAGATTCTATTGCTGTTGTTCCTGCTGTACCTGTAAGGGTTACAGTGTTACTAATACTTAATGTGCCAATAGAACCTGTAGCACTTACACCAGTAACATCTTCTTGAATATTTACTGTAACTGTATTTACAGCACCAGTAGAAGATACACTATTAAGAACTTCAGTAGGTTTTTCTTCTACTGTATTTACACTACCTGTAGCAGATACACCAGTAAGTGTTCTGGATATGTCTTCAACACCGTAAGCAGATATACCATACCTACCTGTAGCAAATCGTGCTGAAGCTGCTACAACAGCCATTAGGCTATGCGGATAACTGCAGTACTAGTTCCTACTGCTGGAAATTCAATTGTTAAATCACCTGCTGTAGCACTGACTGTTCCTCCAAAGTCAATGACAGCAATAGCTTTATTAGATGCTGATGAGTTATAAATAATACACCCATCTGCAGAAGTTGTTACATTAGAAAATACTTCGTCAGCAAAGTCTACCATAGCAGTAGTACCTGAAGTAGTAATAGCTGCACTATCTAAATTCTGACCACCTGCTGAATAGTTAGTACCAGACGATTCATCAGAGTTACCTGTAACATCTGAATAGTTAGTTGTTGCTGCACCATAAGTACCAGAAGGTGAAGCTTTAATAAGTGCAAGTTTTATTGTGTGAGTATCCAGATCATGGATACCGCCAAGCAGTTCACCTTTAAAACTTGTACACATTGCTGTTGTAATACCCATGATAAATCCTCTTGTTAGGTAGCCTAAAGGGGCCACCCGAAAGCAGCCCCTAAAGTTA